CCGTTCATCTCTTCATCGAAGTTTATTTCGTAGTCGAGATCATCTGCAAGTGAACCACAGGAATAGTAATCACCGCCAGGATTGAAAGCACGAATACCTTCATCACATTTTCTATTCTGGGGACAACTGGTCGCAGAACCACCAAGTCTCTTCATCATTGCTTTGGTATTGTATTCCCAAGGATGAAGACCTTGATCGTAGATATCAACGTATGTCTTATACATCTTGCTCAACCGATAGGTATTGCCTTGGACACCAGATGCCATGGCATAATTCAATTTACATTCTACATCCATTTCCTTGGCAAGTTTTACATTGTCGATAGCACGATAATCATTCATGTCTGTAATCACTGCAATAAAGTCTGGTCGTTCTCCACAGTACTTCAACATTGCGTCCGATACATTCCAGAAGTCTTCCTCAGTAAATTCACTGAAGTCTCCTTTGAGTCTACCACCCCCATACTGAAAAGATGTGCAGACACCCATACGTGGATGATTGAATAGATCAACCCACTTCTCTGGTTTTACATAGAAAGGCCAAAGGTTAGTTGTGAATGAAATGTATGCAGGGTAGTCGTGTTCATCTAGATGCTCTATCAGTTTCCAATAGTAACTAGGATCTACCATCAACGGATCTCCACCATTGATAATCAAAGATTTGGTTTCAGGGTATCTTTTCAGAAACCTGAAGATATAGTCCATGTCCAATAAACCTGCATTGTTCGGATCGATTGCAGTCGAAGAACAAAACGAGCATTTGAAATTACATGCCTCTGTTGGTTTTATTATCAGATCCATTGTTTCTCTTTCGCTAGTTTCATCATTAGAGTTTTAGGTGCAGGACATACATCATCCATCCAAGTCAACTGATGACAGTCAGAGTGGCAGTATAAAAACACTGGACACTTGTAGCATCTCTCATCTCTTTCATGCATCTCACAAGAGATGATCTCCATTCGTTTAGGCAGAGTTCTCACTTCTTTTGCATTCATATCTATATGACCGTAGAAATCTACAGGTGCAGAGTTAGGGCATCCTGCCACTGTCCCATCTGCATTTATTGTGTGTATCTTTTGTTCACAATCTCTACAAAAGGTTCCGTTGAAGAACTGGTTCCTATCGTCAAACTTAGCATAGACTGAATCCAAGAAACCATTTGCTACTGGATGGTTTTTGGTAGTTTCGTGCATTAACATCCACCAAGCATCCAGTTCTCTATTGTGAGGAAAGATGTCTGGGTTCAATGTGGCATTACCGTTGTGAGTCAAACGTTCATAAGATATTTCGCTGACACCAAGTTCTTCCATGTAGTCTGCAATCTCTAATGGATGTTTACTGACAACATCTTTGGTAACTGAGATAAAACACTTGACATCTAGTCCTTGTTGTACTAATGTGTATACATTGTTTTCCCACAATCGAAGTTGTCTATCATTAGCAAACCTGATATTAGAATCCCAACTAGTAGCAACATATCCACCAGAGATACAATTGTTGAAGAAGTCTAGGTGTTCTGCTTTTAGTTTGTACGTCAGGTTAGTAGTGATGCCGTGTGTACAGCGATCACCCCAATTGTCTTTTGTAATATCATAGAACTCCAATAGATCTTTCATTGGAGCAAGCATAGGTTCTCCTCCATGATACTCAAGATGTATGAGATTATCCCCAGTGTCTAATTGATTACACCAGTTTGCAGTTTTCACAGGATCGAAGTAAATCTTCCTTCCGTTAGTTCCTGATGTAAAACAATGGGAGCAATTTAGATTGCAGGTCTCAGTGGTCTTTATGTATGCGATTAAGTGTTTCTGTGTCGCCAATGCCATGGGATGCGATTAATGCCTTTTCATAATTTAATGCTTTGTGTTTAGTTCCTGCAGGGATCATTAGTTTATCCCCGACTGTTAATATTACTTCTAGACCGTCAACCTCTAGAGATTTAGATCCTGCTTTGACTTCAATAATAACGTCTACTGGATCTGTGTGTTCATCAAAGGTGGGTCCGAACTTTGGGTTATAGAATAGATGAATTGTTCTATCGTCAAACTTCCAATGACGTTCCATCTGTTCTACTTTTATTGTTACCTTCTCCTCTGCCAAATGCCTCGCCATTTGAGATTGATAATCCCAATAATGAAGGGTGTCTATTTGATCTTGCAACCCACCCTCTCGTATTATAGATACGTCATGTGATTTGAAGCATTTCTCAGATAGCAGGAAATCCTCGAAGTCTTTAAAGTTCATTTACGTTCCTTATATATAAAAGAGTATTTATAATGAGGTTACAATGATATATCACAGATGGTCTACTCCTATTGAACATTCTTCTAATCATATAGGAATGAAACCAATACAAGATCACCTTCTCACTCACTATAATGTCCCAAATACTATTGGTGATAATTATAACATATTTGATGACGAAAGTAAACCCATAGAAGACTTAAAAGATATGGCATATGCCAACTTTAGAAACTTTGCTAACGTAAATTTTGGGGTAAACTTAGACGAATATCATAGCGTGTTAAAAGGGTGGTTGACACCGACAGAAGATCATGCTATGGCAGAGCACAATCATATGGGTGCTTGGTTCTCTTCTGTATATTATATAATGGCAGAGGAAGAAGATCAAGGTGGGGAGATAATCTTTACAGATCCCAGAACAAATGCAAACCGAGGATATGATCAGAAGTTTGCGAAGCACTTCAAAGAATTTGTTATCCAACCCAAGACAGGCGACTATGTGATATTTCCTTCGTTCCTCTATCACTGGGTAAACAAATTTACTTCTAGGTTCAGGATAGCAATACCAATCGACATCTACTTATTCGAAAAGACTAGACAATACTAGGATAATGTGATATAATATATTCATGATTGACCTAAAGCAAATACACGCAATGTGGGCAGAGGACTGCCAGATAAATCAAATGAAGTTAGCAGACGCATCGAGAGATACTCCTGCACTACATGCGAAGTATCTGGAACTGCACTCTACATTTAAACTCATGTTGAAACGTGCAGAGTTTGCACAGAAGACTTTGCTAAAGGACAAATGGTTATATTATAATGGTAAGATGTCTGAAGAAGAACTGACTGAAAAAGGATGGGAACCAGATCCGTTCAATGGGTTGAAAATACTCAAAGGGGAAATGGATTACTATTACGATTCAGATCCAGAGATACAAAAGTCAGAAGAGAAGATACAGTACTACAAAACTGTAATCGATACTTTAACAGAGATAATAAATAATCTTAATTGGCGACACCAGACAATAGGTAATATAATCAAGTGGAAGCAATTCGAGTCAGGAAACTAAATCATTCCGATCTCCAGATTGAATGTGATAATGGAACAGCACAGGAACTAAACGAATACTTTTCGTTCTACGTACCTGGTTATAAGTTCATGCCAAGTTATCGCAATAAGATCTGGGATGGTAAGATACGTTTGTTTACTCTCAGAGAGAGAACATTACCTGTTGGATTGTACTACCACCTAAAAGAGTTTTCCGATAAGAGACAATATAATCTATTACCAGAGAAAAGTAAATATGGAAAACCAGATGATCGAACTCACGTCAGACCTACAGAACTAAAAGAATTTTTAAATAATTTAAATTTACCATTCCCACTCAGAGAATATCAGTTCCATGCGGTGGGCGAAGCATTGGTTCGTAAACGAGCAATTTTATTATCACCGACAGGTTCTGGTAAGTCGTACATGATCTATGCACTTGCTAGGTTCTGGTATGCAATGCTAACAGACGGTAGATCGTTTCCAAAAGGTGGACGTGTTCTTGTGATTGTTCCTACTACTTCTTTGGTTGAGCAAATGCATAGTGACTTTATAAACTATGGTATGCCAGAAGGGGGAATGCATAAGATCTACTCTGGTAAGGACAAAGCAGTAGATGCCGCAATCGTGATATCTACATGGCAATCAATATATAAGTTGCCGAAGGTTTGGTTTGAACAGTTTGGTTGTGTCTTTGGAGATGAGGTGCATGGGTTCAAGTCAAAGTCTCTGATGAGCATAATGAACAAATGTACAGAAGCAGAATATAGATTTGGAACGACAGGAACATTAGATGGGTCACAAACGCATGAGTTGGTTTTACAAGGTCTATTTGGGAAGATATATAAAGTCATCACTACGAAGCAATTACAGGATAACGATACTCTTGCCGCGCTCACTATCAGGAGAGTCATTCTTTCATATAAACACGAGTTTCGGGAATCTAACAGGGAAAACACCTACCAAGAAGAAATCGACTTTATCGTTGGTCACGAGAGACGGAATAAATTTATCAGAAACCTCGCGCTAGATCTCAAGGGGAATACTCTAGTGCTATTCAATTATGTAGACAAGCATGGGAAACCTTTACATAATCTGATAAGAGATAAAGCAAAAGATCAGAAAGTATACTTTGTGTCTGGAGAAACTGCAACTTCAGATAGAGAAGCAATCCGTGGTATTGTTGAGAAGTCTGACGGTGCTATTATTGTTGCGTCCCTAGGAACCTTTTCCACAGGTATAAATATTAGAAACTTACATAATATAATATTTGCCTCACCATCCAAGTCTCAGATAAGAGTATTGCAATCGATAGGTAGAGGTCTAAGAAAAAGTGATGATGGAAGAGAAACCATGTTATATGATATATCTGATGACTTGACTTGGAAGAAAAGAAAAAACTATTCTCTCTTACACTCAGAGGAGAGAGAAAGAATATACAAAAAAGAACAGTTCAACTATAAAACGGCAGTGATCCCCTTATGAATATAAAACAATTTAAATTAGTAAATAATGAAGAGATAGTATGCGAGTTTGTCGATACAGTCGGCAAGGAAGGTGATATCATTTGTCGAAAGATGTTGAAGATATTTCATGCAGAAGATTATAACAATGGTATTAGATACTATTCGTTCAAACCAATGTTGTCATTCCAAGATGATCTTAACACACTCAACGTATTGAACTGTGACCATATAGTTCTGGAGACAGAACCATCAAAGACATTGTTGTATCATTACACCAGTGCTCTTGAAGAAATAGAAAGAGTCAAGAAGGTACGTGGAGAAAACAAAGATCTCAACATCGATGAGATCATGATGGACACTACCGACATGACAACAGAAGAAATCGCGGAGTACCTACAAGAGAAATACGACATGGGAATGATCTCGGATCAAGAACTTTACTCTCTCGACTCTGCCGATAATAACGTGATTCACTTTAACCCAAAGGGGACGGTTCACTAGTATCCCCCCATCTCAAAAGGGTCTTTTTTATTATACACCTATTTTATGATTCTGTCAACCCCTAAAATAAATTATTTTTTTATTTAAAACAAAAAGATAGTATTTTACATTCCCTTTGAATTTTGATATAATATTGTTATGAAAGGATATTATTATGCCACGAAAGAATAAGAAAAGCGCACATTATGTGAATAACGCAGATTTCTCGAATGCAGTCGTGGAATACGTAAAGACAGTTAATGAAGCAAAGTCTTCAAGTAAAACTATACCCAAAGTACCAGATTATATTGCTCAGTGTTTTCTTAGTATCGCTGAAGGTTTGTCTCACAAATCTAATTTTATTCGCTACACATACCGCGAAGAAATGGTCATGGATGCAGTTGAGAACTGTCTCAAGGCAATAGAAAACTATAGCATAGAAGCGGCAACCAGAACAGGTAAACCAAATGCATTTGCATACTTTACCCAGATAACGTGGTATGCGTTTTTACGTAGGATCGCAAAAGAGAAGAAACAGCAAGACATTAAACTAAAGTATCTAACAAGGTCAGGTATCGAACAGTTCGTTGATGGCGATCTAAGCGATGATTACACGATGAATGTTGTGGGATCTTTTGTTGATACTCTCCGAGATCGTATAGACAAAGTAAGAGAGTTTGATACAGAAGTCAAGGCATATGCCAAAGAAGAGAAGCAACGGAAGAAACGTGCAGTACATGCTGACTCTGATTTGTCGGAGTTCCTTAAATGAAGGTAGCAGTATTAAATGACACACATTGCGGTATCCGAAATAGTTCTGATATCTTTCTTAATAATGCTTCTGATTTTTACAGTAAAGTTTTCTTTCCTTATTGTAAAGAGCATGATGTCAAACAAATTGTTCACCTTGGTGATTATTATGATAATCGTAAGTTCATGAACTTCAAAGCACAGAACCACAGTCGTAAATCATTTCTAGATCCGATGCGTGAACTTGGTATGCGAATGGATATCATACCTGGTAATCACGACACCTACTACAAAAATACAAATGATTTAAATTCTCTGAAAGAACTTCTGGGTTACTACATGAACGAGATCCATATCATTATGGAACCCAAGGTTATGGAGTATGGTTCTTTGAAGATGGCAATGATCCCTTGGATCAACCAAGAGAACTATGACGATACAATGAAGTTCATCAAGAACTGTCAGGCAGATTGGTGTGGTGCACATCTAGAACTCGATGGGTTTGAAATGATGCGTGGTATCAAGAACGTGCATGGTATGGATCATAAGATCTTTAGTAAGTTCGAGAAGGTACTGACTGGTCACTTCCACGTTGGTTCCCAGATGGACAACATTCACTACCTTGGTTCGCAGATGGAGTTCTTCTGGTCTGATGCTCATGACAAGAAGTATTTCCACGTGATAGATACCGAGACCAGAGAAATAGAAAAGGTACATAATCCACACACTTTATTTCATAAAGTACTTTACAATGATGAGAAAATGGATTATAATAACTATGACGTATCACAATGTGAACAGAAGTTTGTGAAGGTTGTGGTTGTCAATAAGAAGGATACATTTTTATTTGATCGGTTTATTGATCGTATTCAAAACGAGAATATACACGAACTAAAGATCGCAGAGAACTTCCAAGAGTTCACAGGTGAAAATGTACACGATGATAATATTGAGTTTGACGATACGCCAAAACTTGTAGACTCCTACATCGATGGTGTTGACACAGATCTGGACA